CATTGTCTAATGTTATACCTCTGAGAAATGATGTACTCAGAAACATTAAAGAATCTTGTTGTTTTAGTCTATCATATAGGAATGCAAACTGGTCTTCCGTAGGCATCTTGAACATGAAACGTACCATGTTATCATACGGAGCTTGATAAAGTGCAGATTTATCTTCCTCATCCCCAGGCAAAAACCCAATCTCTCTGGTAGAGATTAGAGACCTTACTACATACACACGTTGATAAGGAGTCTTCGGATCAAGAACTTCTTTCAATGCACTATGTAATGTAATAAAAGTTTTTCCTGTTCCAGCTGAACCATATAGAAATAAACACTTACCTTTCTTGTATTCTTTAAGTACTTCAGTTTGATTCTTGGTAATACCTTTAATATCAACAATATCTTCTAATTTTATAGTCGCTTTTTTAGCCATTATGCATAGTCTCCTAATTGACTGCCTGGGGTTGTACGATGAATCTCTTTCATTCTATCTTTAAATCCATCTGATGTATGTCTCCTGAATCCATCTCTCATCGTATACATAACAGATGTAGAGGTTGGAATTTGTCGTACATCACCATCATTACATTCCATACATCTTCCTTCTGGAATTTTCCTTTCACTTATTTTGTGAAACGCTTCAAATTCATAACCACAATTACTACATTTATACTGGTAAGTTGGCATCTTCTGTTTTCTTAGTTGCAAATATTTTCACTATTTCATGCTCTATGTCTTCAAATTGGGTCCATCCCAATTTGGTTAGAGCTTCCCTGTTTTCAATAGAGTGTATTCTTTCTGTTACTCTACTAAAACAATTATACAAATCTTCACTAGACCAACTGGCGACACATTCCTGCGCTATGTTATGTCTATTTTGCATTTCATCTCTGGTTTCTTTCTCAGATTTACCAAATAAACTCTGTAACATATATAGTCCTCACTTATAGAAAATGTGGTCACCAATCCTTCCCACCTTTGGAAAAGTTTTTGACCATCTTGGATTTACTTCATAGGTATGATAGTACCGAGCCCCCTCAGTAATATCTAGTCCCTTTGTCTTGATTGCATTGTAGGATTCAATTGCGAGAAATGCAATCTTATCTGATTGCTTATAGGCTCGTTTGTTTTTCACATCGTCAACTTTACCATCACAGTACCATGAAAATTGGCACCTGTCACGTTTGGGATGACCACTCGCCCAGTGTAATCCTTGATAAACCACATCACAAATTGAATTTGGAAATTGTTTATCATGCACTCTATTCAAAGTAACCATTGCAACTGCAAACTGTCCTGCAAATGGTTCGTTTCTTGCTTCAAAATATATATTTCTGGCAAGACATTCTCTTTGTTTTGTTGCTTCCATAGCGATAGTTTTGTAGCTCCATTTTGGAACTACATTTTGATTGACACTTGCAACCCCTACAGGTTGAACAAATATCGTCAAAGAAAATAACAAAACAATGCTTATGAAAATATGTTTCATATAACCTTGTTCTTCGTGATCCTCAATCTCTATAATAATAGTAGGGAACATAATAATTCACTTCGGCGGATCGTTTAACCGAATAACATTGCTAAATTGTCAGAGGGGGATTTTACAAAGAGGCTAGGTTGCCGTTCTCACATCCCCGACATTGGATTTGCATTTAAGACTCCCTAAAAAAAGATTGTATTATATTTATACATCTTTTCTTCTGAAGTTATCATCCCAATTGAAGGCTTCTTTTACTACAGCTGTAGAAAATCCTTTATATATTTGATGTAATTTTTTATCTTTAACTAACAACATCAATTTAGCCTCATCTTTATGAAGTCCCTCAAGAAGACGAACAAACATATGTTCTCTTTCTGTAGCCTGAAGTGTATTTGCATTCTTTATATAATAAAAGAACTTATTGGCTTCAGTCCTTATCAAAGTATGTTCTGTACCTTCTGGTGCTTCATTTTCAATGTAAGGTGGATTACCTTCTGGTAAATCTGTCTCTATATTTGGGTCAAATGACCACTTACAGATTTGTCTAAGAGGTTCACAATCATTGTCCTGCAATATTTTAATCTTTTGGGATTTAGTCTTTGCAGTATGTACCTTATAGAATATCTCAGTCATCAATGGTAGTCTGACTTGTATAGGGTCTTGACTTTTCATTGTTGACATTTTAGGTACTAAATCATCTATATTAGTTGGTGACATATTAAAAATCTCCTATAGTTTCAATTAAATTATTAAGTTTTTTCTCCACGAAAAATGTCAGAAGGTCTCTTCTCTTTCCTTCTGGTTCTTTTTGATACTCTTCCCAAATCTGTTCACATAGACTTGGTGGAGTCTCATTCAAATCTATAAGTTTTTGGTTTCGATGAAAATTACGAATCTCTTCATCTGACCTACCACTTATCTCTGCATTATGCATCACAAAGTTTTCCACATATTTTTTAGTGATAGGCTTCTGACGAACACCATCTACAATAGAATTGTCTTTAGACAAAACATTTGGAATACCATCACTCTTATCACCTCTCAGAATATGTTCAAACAAGTATCCATGAGGTTCAATTCCATTGACTAGTTTCTTAGTAACAGGACTCCATTGATACACATTCTCATACTGATGTAACTGAATGAAGTCTTTATCACTAGAAATAATCATAACCTTTTCATTTCTAGATTCAGTTCTAGAAAGAAGACCAATGATATCATCAGCCTCAGCTCTATCTACTTGAATGAACTTATAAGGAAAAATGGTCTTGAGTTCTGTCTTTATTGTATTGAAACAATCAAAGATTTGTGACCAGTTGAGAGGGGAAGAATCTCTAGTTGTTTTTCTTCCTGCTTTGTATTGAGGAAAATGTTCTCTTCTCCATGAATTAGGAGCATCACAACAAATCACCAGTTCTCCATATGTTTCATGATAAGTTGAACGAAACATACGTAAACTGTTCAGAACTGAATGTCTGACAAAATCAAGGTCAGCTTCAGTCTGACCTTTTTCCATTGACATCATAGTAGATGCCATCATTATTTGAGATAAATCAACAAGTATCATATTATATATGTGGTTCAGTGTGTCCATGAAGATCTTCAATCCTCATGTTGTCAGTATGACATTTATTGTGCATAATATTCTTCCTCAAAGAGAGAGAAAATTTCACAACAATTATTAAAGTAATAACCAATAATATAGTCATTATTATAGATATAAAATACATCATAGTCAAGTCAAAAATTGGAGCGAGTAGAGAGGATCGAACTCTCGACCTTCTGCTTGGCAAGCAGATGTTCTACCATCTGAACTATACTCGCATGGCTCCCCGAGCTGGACTCGAACCAGCGACAAGGTGATTAACAGTCACCCACTCTACCAACTGAGTTATCGGGGAATGGAGCTGATGATAGGATTTGAACCTACGACCTGAAGTTTACAAAACTCCTGCTCTACCAACTGAGCTACATCAGCGTTAGACTGCAATAGGTGGATCTGGAAAATCATCATCTAATTCATCATTCCTTTCCATCCACTCACTAAATCCTAGTACATCAAAATCACCCCTAATAGTTGGTTGCCCATCTGGAGTCTTTGAATTTTCTAGAGATACAAACCTATCTGCAAAATGTTGTAATGGATGGTCTATATCTTTTTCATATTGCACTACTGAACGTATTACCTCACCCAGAAAAGATAATTGAGCGATAGTACCCTCATCAACAATATTTACACCATTCTTCTGAAGATTCAGTAATACACCATAAGTCAATCCCTCAGCAAGTTGTTCACACCATGCAAAGTTTTCTCTAGTCTCTGCAGCTTTTGTGTCAACTTCTGGGGGATTGTCTGGTTTATAATTAGTAGGGAAGTTCAGTACTTTGCCCATTTTCCATCTCCTTTGTCCATACGGCATGGAGATCTGGGTAGTAGACTCCTACAGTTCGTTTGGGTGTACCATCTGGATTGTAGGCCATTGCAATACACTTAGGTATTACAATATGTTCCTCATTCTTTCCAGATTTAAGACCGATCCAATCACCAGTTTTCAGGTAATGTTCACAGTATCTTATGTATGCTTTCTTTGCATCTGCATCATTGGATGCACGTTGCTTGTCTTGTGGGGTACTTCTGAAACTTCTAGCAACCTTATTAAAGGCAGCTACCTGTTCTTTGGACTCCTTGATCCATTCTTTAACATTCTTGAATGAGTAGTTGTCCTCATCTGGAAGTGCAAGTACAGAAGAATGAATATTCTTGTACTCAGCTGGTTTACGATTGGCACGTGCCCTCTCTAATTGGTCACGCAGTTGTTGTTTACGTTCTTCACTGATCTTGCGCTTAATAGCCATCACAATCCTCAATATTAGGTTTAACCCATTCGATCAAATCATCACCTGTCCAGT